AACGCGGAGGCTACGTCCACCGATGAGCGCGTTGAGCGTTTTGGCAACGAGATTCTGAAGCTCATCAGGGCCTCGCTGGATCTGGAATCGTTCCAGCAGGAGTATGAGTGCGCGTTCGTCGACGAGGCGACTGCCTACATCCCTTGGGATCTCATTCTGGCGGCCGCGAAGGACAGCGACGAACTGGAGCACTGCACCGATCTGGAGTCGTTCTTGTCGTATCGGCCGCAAGGTCCGCTGTGGGCAGGCTACGACGTCGGTCGCAAGCGCAATGCGTCTGAACTCATCGTTCTGGAGCAGGTGGGTGATCGGTTCTATCAAAGGCTGATGCTTACGCTGGAGAGGGTCCGGTTCCAGGATCAGAGGGAGACGCTCTCGCGGCTGCTGACCGCCCGACCCGATGTCAGACGCCTCTGCATCGATGCCACCGGCATGGGTATGCAACTGGGCGAGGAACTCACCGAAGCATTCCCCAGCCGTGTCGAGGCCGTCACGTTATCCGGACCGCTGAAGAACGAGCTGGCGCCGGTCACCAAGATCCAGTTCGAGGACAGGAACATCTGGATCCCGGCAAACAGGGATCTGATGCAACAAGTCCACTCGGTAAAGAAGTTCGTCACAGCGGCCGGCAACATCCGGTTCGACAGTGAACATGACGAGAAACATCACGCCGACAAGTTTTGGGCGTTGGCGCTGGCGATACACGCAGCAGACAAGGGGAAGGGGGCCGTGCAGGACCCCAACGCCCTTGCAGTGCTGCGCGGTCTCAGAGTCTATGGCAGGTGATGAGTAATGGCACGTAAAGCTAGCTGGTGGGGGCGAATCACCGGCGAGATATCCAAGCTGCGCACAGCAGTCACGGGCTGGTCGGTCAAGACCGGTCGCCTCGGCGGCGGCTACAAGCTCAACTCAAGCCGGGTGGATTACGCCCTGGCGCGCCAGCTCTATGACAATACGGCTGACAACTACAAGTTGGGCGGGGCGTTTGCGAAGCCGATCGTGAACACGACGGTGGCGTTCATGGGTGTGCCGCGGTTTCGTTCCGAGGATCCCGAGGCGCAGGCTGTTCTCGATGGGTTCTTCGGCGACAATGTCAGCCGCATGCAGCAGGTTCACACTGGCGCGCTCTGCGAGGGCGACGCCTACGTGATGCTCACGCGGGAAGATGAAGAGGATGCCGTGCTCTATCCCGAGACCAATGGGGCGCGACTGGTGTTCAATATCCTACCGCCTGAGCAGGTTGTGGCCATCAACCGGGATCCGATTACGGGATCTGTTTATGAGTATGTGCTCAAGTCGGAGCACACGTGGATGGACGCGGCTGGCAAGCAACGCCGGTGCACGATCACGCAGCGAATACGCCGCGACATGCGAGAGATTGCGGTCGACGGGGACCAGCCGCCTGACATACAGACCGGCGAGCAGCCCAACCAGTGGGGATTCATCCCGATCGTGCACTTCCGCAATGAGGCGAGTGTGACAGCGCTCTATGGCAAGAGCGACCTGGAGCCCATTGAACCGTTCATCAAGGCTTACCATGACGTGATGTTGCACGCCATAGACGGCAGCAAGTTACATAGTACGCCTAGACTCAAGCTCAAGCTCAAAGACGCGGCAGAATTCCTGCGGAATAACTTCGGCATTACAGATGCAGCCAAGTTCGCGGCTGAGGGGGGCACTATCAATCTCGACGGGAAGGAACTCTTGATCCTTACGGACGGAGATGACGCCGAATTTATCGAGGTCCGCTCGGCTATCGGAGACGCGGCGATCCTGCTCAAGTTCTTGTTCTACTGCATCGTTGATGTGTCTGAGACGCCGGAGTTCGCGTTCGGGGTCCACACGCCGTCGAGCCTGTCGAGCGTCAAAGAGCAGATGCCTATCCTGATTCGCAGAGTAGCCCGCAAACGTGAGCACTTCACCGAAGAGTGGCAGATGGTGGCCCGCATGGCCCTGGCCATGACGGCAGCCGGCGAGAACAAGGCATTCGCGACATATGCCACGACAGTCCTCTGGGACGAGATCGACCCACGCGATGACGGCGAGGTAGCCGATGCGCTGTGGAAGACCACCCAGGCGCTGAACACCGGAGTGTTGGGCGGGTTCCTGTCGACAGAGGCGGCGGCTATGTTCCTGGCGCGACTTGTCGACACCATGGCCGAGTGGATCTCGGATAATCCAGAGCTCCCGGGAGAACGTGAGCGCATCATCAAGGACCGGATCCTCATGGCGAGGTTGGACGACGCGGCCGCAAACGAAGAGGAGCTGAAGGCGATCGACAAGGCCCTGCAGGAGGCCGCTAAGGCAGCCCGGGACGCGGGTGATTGATTATGTCGACCTTCTCCAAGCAACTCTGGCGGAACATCATGAAGATCAAGACCGACAGCGACGAGGAGTTCGTGCGCTACATTCTGGAGGCCAGGAGCGAGTATCTGTCGCTGCGCCTCAAACAGGAGCCGGCCATCCGGGAGATCTACGTCAAGGCCGCTGCCAACGTCGCCGATGACATCGCACGGCTCGCTCCAGGCGCCAGCGACCTTACCCGCAACCACCTGCGGGCGCTGGAGAAGAGCCTGACGCGCGAAGCTGAGAACATCCGGCGGGCTCTGGAAGGCCGACTCAGGAGCGACCTGCAGCAGGCCACAGGGCTTGGGGGCAGGTCGCTGCAAGCGCATATGACGAGTTGCCTGCAGTCCGCAGGATTGCGGCTTGATATGGTCCGCGTCCAGAGGGGCTTCGGCGACGTCAACACCGCTGCCGTAGAGGCCATATGGGCCCGGACGCGCAACGGCATGAAGCTATCGGACCGGATCTGGCAGACCTCGGACAACGCGCGGGACACCATGCGCAGCATCATCCTGGACGGTGTAGCCCGCGGTCGCGACTCCGTACAGGTGGCCCGAGACCTGGAGCAATACGTCAAGCACGGTGCGGCGACCATGGCAGGGGATTACCCCGGCATGATGGCCCGCATTGGCAAGCGAGTGCCGAAGGATCTGTGTTACGAGGCGTTCAGGCTCGCCCGGTCGGAGATGTCCATGGCGTTCATGGAGGGGACGTATGCGTCCGGGCGAGTGAATCCGGCCTATAAGGGCGTGCGCTGGCTGCTATCTAGTAGCCATCCGGTGCCAGACATATGTGATGATCTCGCAAGCGCCGACCTATATGGTCTGGGACCGGGAGGATACCCGGCGGGCGACGAGCCGCCGTACCCGCACGCAAACTGCCTATGCACAGTAGCCCCCCTAGTAGAGGACACGAAGGAGTTTGTGGAGCGGTTGAAGAACTGGCGGGATGACCCGGGTAGCGAGCCGGACTTGGAGAAATGGTATAACGAGGTCTACAAAGCGCGGTGATGATCCGTGGGCAGCGTGCACTACTTCGAATACGACATGTGGATACGCGCCACGTATCGCCTGATGGACTGGGTAGTGGAGTGCACAGCGGTATGGGATGAGATGCCCAGTTATCGTCGTGATGGAAAGCTCACCTACTTCGCCCAACTGGGCCCGAACTTATCCATGCTCCGCGCGGCGGAGAGGTTGGGCACGCTGAGCCGGAAGCAGATCAGGGAGCTCAGGAATCTAGAGCGCCTGGCTGTGAATGCGGAAGGCACCATCAAGATACTGAACGAGAGGCACGAGGCTGCGAAGGCGAAGGAGCGTGGTGGATGATGGAGGCCCTGTGTGACGAGTGCGGACGGGTGTTCGCGGTGGCGCCTCAGGCCCGCCGGGATGGCGAGATCGAAACGACATTCTTCATCTGTGCTCACTGCGGCCATGAATACATCGTGTGCAGAACGGACGCCGAGCTCCGTGCGCTGAGCAAGCGCGTGGAGCGGCAACGCAGGGGCAACAGGGAGCGCAGGGCGCGCGGGCGTCTGAGCGCTCGGCGCATGCGCGAGTTCGCTCGCAAGTTCGAGATAAGCATTGAGGAATTTAAGGCCAAGCTCGACGCTCTAAACCGGACCGAGTAGCCGGGCTGACGCGGCCTAAAAATAGTGAACCGCCAAGGCGAAGGCCGAGGCGGTTTTCTTATACCCTGAAGGGAGGTGAGCCAGTGCCGGAGAGATTTGAAATATCCACGACGGCGAGCGGCAAGCCCTGGGCGGATGTAGACAAGAGCGCGATCTGGAAGCTACTGAAACAGGGGCTCGACGACGGCGCGGACGGCGCAGCCGATGCGATCCGCGAGGTCTACGCGGCCGTCAAGGCCCCGGTGAACAAGGATCTGGCCGAAGCCGATTGCTGGGGGCCTCACCACGAGGTCCGCGAGGACGGGACTGTAGTCCTCAACCGGTCCGGCCTGATTGCTGCGGCGGCTGCCCTCGCGGGAGCCCGGAGCAGCCCCGACCTGACGTCGCTCCAGCGAGAACAGGCCAGGCAGCATCTTCTCAAGCACTACGAGGAACTCGAGCTGGAACCGCCTGAGAGCCTTAGCGGAGAGATGGTGCGCGTCACTGCTACCGTCTGCGGGGAAATGTCTGTGTCTGAGATCCCCGTGTCGCCAGCCGTGGACATGGAAGCTCTCAAAGAGGGTGATGAGGATCCACTGGAGGTCGTTGTGGAGATCCCTGCAGGCCGCTCTAAACGCGGGTGGGACTACCTGCCCAGGGCGCTGCAGGACATCGTTGATGTGGTTAACGCAGAAGGGCTGCCAGGCTATTCAGGGCACCAAGCCCCCGGAAACGTCGACTGGGAATTCAGGACACCGGTCACTCACTGGGTGGGTGCCATCTGGCGGGACGGCTCAGCGTACTTCCGAGGCCTCATCGACAAGGCTGCTGCGGATCTCAAACGGTGGATCCGGGGCGGGACCGTCAAGACGGTCTCGATCTGGGGTATGCCCAAATTGGCCTACGAAAACGGGGAGACGAAGGTCATCGGCTATGAGCCGCTCAGTATAGACTGGACCCCGCCGCGCAGGGCCGGCATGCCTACGCAGATCGTGGCCATGGGGGAGATGGACTCGATACCGCCGTTCGGCGAGATGGATGGCAGCTTGGAAGATCTCAGCGAAGCGCTGGGCCAGGCCGCCGGGCGCAAGCTCCGGGTGGACGGAACAGACCGTTGGTGCTGGGTAGAGCGCACGTATGAGAGCTATGTCATTGTCTCATACGGCGGCAAAGGCGTTGATCGGAAGCTGTACAAGTTCGACTACGCCGTAGACGGGGACAAAGTGATCCTCGGCAACCCGGTCGAGGTCGAACTCAAACGCGTCTACGAGCCCGTCTCATCGGGCGAAATGGATACCGGAGGTGAAGGAAAATTGACTTGGAAAGAAATTGTGGGCCAGTTAAAAACCATGCTGGACAGCA